TTTATTTCAAATTGTAATTGTTCTTCTTCAGTGTACTCTATTTCAGGAACAACTTCTTCTTGTACAGATGTTTCTGTTGGTAAAGATACAACTTCTTGTGCAATATCACCACCAAAATATTCAATAATTGTTGCATTAGGAATCTCTTGATCAAGTTTTATTGTACCATTATTAAGAACAGAAGGTCTTCCATCTAAATAGTATTCAGAAACTAAATTACCATCACCAAGTAAGTTAACTAGTTTGTATACATATCTACCTTCATGGTTTCTTACAGTTTCACCATTTGAGTATTTTACTTTTTGGTATCCATAGTAATCTGTTAGAGATGTATTACCAGCCATTCTCATAGCTTTCATAGCTTGTGGGCTAATAGTTTTCCCAGATAAAATATCTACATTCTGACCTCTGTTGTTTACAAACACTCTAGGCACTTTAACAAAATCACTATTGGCACCATTGTTACCATCATATCTAGGACTCAATGTTAATACCAATCTTTTGTTTTCAGCATCATCAAATTGAGTTTCGAATCCTTCCACTTCATATTGATATACATCATTACCATAAGGATCTTCTCCAATGATATTTTCAATCTCTTCAAACTCTGCGTCTCTTTGAAATTGGAATCTAGGAGTGATGGTAGGAACTATCTGATCATCTTTCCAATTGTTCTTTTGGAACATTCCTCCATTAGCAAAATACTCAGTATCAGCATTATCAATTAATGAATCTATTACAGGTTTGATCTCTTTAGAATAATCTTCTAAAGGAACAATGTTATTAATAGATACAGGAGATTGATATGTTCCTTGTAAAATAGCCACCTTAACAATGTTATTATACAATTGAGGATCCAGCTCTCTTAACTCTCTCATCATCTCTACATATAAGTTTTCATCATATGCTTCTTTCAAGTTCACTTTAAGTTTTATAGTTTGTGCACCATCAATCTTTTTAGATGATTCAGGAACAAGATCTTGTAACAACTTCATGTTAGGATATTGTAACTTAGCTTTTGCTAATTGCTCAGCAATAGAATTTTCTCCTGTTGTTAGTTTTAATATCTCTGCATTAATTCCAGATTTAGTTTGTACAACAAAATCAAGGAATGATGCTTTAGCTTTACTAGCAATCTTAGAGAAGTCATCATCACTCATGAACTCTTGTCTCTCAAATGAATCTAACACTTTGTTAGTGATATCTGTAAATTGTTCTTGTTCAAGTTTAATGAATGCACCAACAGCTTTCATTCCAAGATTGATTAATCTCTTTTGATTACCTAATGAACTTGAATCTAATAAATTATCTACAGAAGAGAACATGTTTATATCTCTTGCAATATCTGTCTTAGTTGATTTTCTATGGAATGTATCAGAGTTTTTAAACTTAGTTGTATCATAGTTTGTAGCTTGTGTAAACTTGAAACTATACTCAGCCATCTTAGCATACTTCAAGAAGTCTTTAAGTATTGCTCCTTGCTCATCATTCTGTTGTTTACTTAACATCTTATTCTTATTATCAGAATAAGTTTTAATGTTAGCTTTTAAACTATCTACATTGAAAGTTTCATTTTCTGTACCTTTAGCTCCTAATTTATTAAGACCAAACTTAGCTCGTATAGCATTTACATTTTTTGGATTATATAAGAACTTAGTTCCTTTACTTTCAAGCATACTTAAGTATTCAGAAATGATCGGTTGGTTCATAAACCACACTGTGTTTTGACCAACACCAATTCTTTCTAAGAACATGAATGTTCCAATAGCAGCATCAGATTTAATAATCTTCATGATGTATGGATCTTTTGCAATATCCACAACAGATGTTGCATATCCAGAAAGTCTATTAGATATCTTTTCAAATATTCCCTTAGCATTTGCTACAGCTGTATTAGTTCCAGAAAGAGAAACCTTACCATCAATTTCATTATGTGGAAGATTAACTATACGATCTCCTAATATTGATAATTCATCAGCAGTTAGTTTATTTGCTACAGCATCAATATCCATTACTAGTTTTATTCTTTGTGCAAGAGCATGTCCTGTAATATTTACAGCAGCAATACCAATCCATCTCTTACCAGTAAGGAATGCATTTCTTAATCTTGTTCGATAATTTCTATTGATGATTCTATTTTTAATTTTTGTTTCATCATTACCTCGTATTTTATCTAACTCATCAGATATATCTTTTAATCCAGCATCTCCAATAGGAGTGATTAAGTTTTGATAGTTACCAGGTAGAGTTAATAGTTTTTCGAATGCATCAAAGTATCTATTCTCAAGAGCTTTCTTGTACATAGTCTTAACATACTTATCTCTTAATTCTGTATTTAATAAGTTAGCATTAAGTCTTTCTGTCTTTTTAGAAAGAGATTCTATTTGACTAGTCATGTATTGTGAAGGTAACATCTCTTCAGCATCAGCTTGAGAAACTATTTCATCAATAACATCTTGATTTAATTTATAAAAGACTCTTTGTTCTTTAGATACTACAGTGTCTGTTTCTTCAAATGCACTTAGTACATCAAGAAGTTGATCTCTGAATTCATTATTATTTGATATGCTTTCAATATTCTTTTTGATTGTACTATCATACACTCCACCATAGAATTCTTTTGTAGCTTTCTCAGATCCTTTGTAATCAACTGCATGAAGTTTTCCATTCTCATCTACATATACAGACTTAAGATACATGTTTAATTTATCAATATCAAAATCTGATCCAGCTTGAGATGTAATCTCTGAAGGAACAACAACAGTTTTACCCATGTAGTCTGGTAAGAATGCTGCCACTCTAATAGCAGCCATAGAAGACATAGCTTGAGCAGGTATACGGAAAGCAATACCTCTTAAAATTCCTTGATTCTCAGGTTTGTTTAGTTCTCTAATAAGATCAGCATCGTTTTTAAATTTACCTTTAAGTGATTTCTTCATCCAGTTAGGAAGTAATACTTCCATGTAAGGATCATTTTGTGTAGGGAAATGAAGTCTGTCACTTGTAAGAACCACTTTACTTTTCTGATTTGCTGGTAGTTCATTGTATTCTTTTATAGATAACTTTCTATATCCATCTTTTTCTTTAATAGCAACACCTCTTCCTTGTTCAGCATTCTCCCATCCTGTAACAGCAGCTTGTGTATATCCTCCTCCATTCATTTTAGGAGAAACTAACGCTTTGTTAATCATTGAGTATACAATATCTTTAACTTGTTTGTATGCAGGAGAAGCTTCGTATGGAATTCTTTGTTGACCATTCTCATCTAACTGAATAGTGTCTTTAGCATTGTTTGAAAGTTCTCTTCTAAACATTTCACCTTCAAGTGTTTTTGCTATTACAAATGGATCTACTAATTCAAATTCACCTACACCAAGATCTTCTACACCAAATTTAGAAAGAAGTTCTGTATATGCATTGTCATCAAGATCTTTAAGAGCTTGGTTATAAGTATCAAAAGCATCTCTTGCTCCTTCAACAACTTCTTCTCCATTATCAAACATATCAAGTGTAACAATCTTAGTAGGTTGAGAACCTCTAGTTTGTTCTGTTCCACCTTCATATGCAGTTTGAACTTGAATACCATTAATACTCCATGGTACTAACACTTTAGTATCTCCAGAAAATGGAGATTCATTAAATGTTCCATCAGGATTATAAAGACTGTGTGCTTTTTCAATACCAACTTTTCTACCACTTTCCATAATAGCGTAGTCAATCTTCTCATTGAACATTTTGATATACAGTTTTTCAAGATTAGTTCCTGCCACTGCACTATAATATAAAGGCATTTGAGATGTCTTATCTAGTACAAGTTTTATCTCATTCTCATTGAATTGAGAACCAGACATAATTGGTTTAGTAATATCAATTACATACTCAACTTGTTCTTCTGATAATATTTGTTCATCAGCAGCTTTCAATTGTTTGTTAGTGTATTTGTAAACTCCTTTATCAGATAATAGCTTTCTTGTTAAAGCCATTTCATATTGATGCCAAGCTTCAGCATTCTCTGACCATTGTCCATTTTTACTCTTAGTCTCTCTATATGCTACATCTGATATATATGAGAATGCATCTGCTTCATTAACTCCTGTATAGTTGTTTGTATCAAGCTCAACATCTTTTAATGTTACTGTAGTAGCATACTCTTTGTTCTCATGGTATCCATAATCCTCTGGAGTTAATTCTATACCATTAACATTATTTTGATCATTTAAAAATGCATTATATTCAGGACTATCAAATGTAGTTCCTCTTGGAGATAAGAAAGATTTAATACGTTTAGTCTCATCTAATATACCATCTTTAATTTTAAATTGATATGGATCACCAAATAATATTTTATGGAACTCAATACTATTAATGTAGTCATTTGTATTTACAAACATTAACATGTTATCAAGTTGAGTTTCAGTCATTCTAAATTTATCAATACCTTCTGATATAGCAAAGTTACTATCAAGCCCAGCATATGTATACATATTCTCAGCATCACTATTTTTCTTCTTTGCCATAATAACCTCACTAGTTGCAAAAAGAATTTCTTTTGTACCGTTTGCAAGATCTTTTAAAGTTTTATCTACAGCTTCATTAATAGCATCAGTGTTCTTAGCAATGTAATCTTCAAACTCAGCATCTGTTGTAGCTTCATCAGCAATCATTACATTAAGCTCTTCTAGTTGTTTAGGAGCATAGTCTTCTAATATCTCTTTGAAGAAACGTAATTCTTTAGCTTTGCTACCTACATTCTTAAGAGAACTTCTATTTTTCCAATCCCGAGCTAAAGCAATATCATCATCTAAATATCCTCTAAAGATTTCATGGATCTCATCCATAGCTCTACCACCTACAACATTTTTGTATGATATATGATTACCAAGATTCATCATCCATTCTGTAGATCCATCTGCAGGAATAAGAATATAATAGTTACCATTAATGTTTTGATTTATCTCTTGTGTAAATCTTTGACCTTCAGTTAGTTTACTTGTAGTGGTACCTTTGTTACTATCAATTGATTTCTTACCTTCAATTAAAGAAACTTTTATCATTTTAAATCTATCACCACGATCATTAAAGAATAACCCACCTTCTTTAAATGTAATAGCATTTTTAGAAAATACATCATTAAGTTCTGGTCTTGCTATTTTTAATTCTTCTAATGTCTCAGAATCATTAAATGCATTTTCAAATATTGAAGGAACATTGTTATCAACATAAACTTGTTTCTTATTACCTTCAACTCCCATCATTGTATTCTCTTGATTAGGATTGTCCACTTTAACTTGCAATGCAGCAAGAGCAGCTACTTGTTTATTAATCTTTAATGTCTTACCATCTAATGTACCAATATCCTTAGCTTCTGGTAGATAAGCATATATCTCACCAACAGCATCACTAAAATCATCTCTTTGTTTTGATTTTAATTTTAGATAATCTTCCATAGTGAAAGTGATACCTAAGTCTTTCAAGAAGTCAAGCATCTCTTCAGGACCTTTAGGAAGCTTATCAGGCCATAACTCTGACTTAGTGTTAACTTGATATGTTTTAGTTTCAGTGTTAAGTGTAACTAATCCGCTACGAGTTTTAGCCAATGCTCTCATTTGACTAAACCAATCTTGTTCTACTTGTTTAGTTATTGTAAACTGATTAGCAGGAGCAGTATACACTTCTGTACCTGTAACATATTGAACAAGAGCAGTTGGCTTTTGTTTAGTAAATGTTTGGTAGAAGTTTATAAATAATCTCCAGTCTTCTGCTGTTTTAAAGTTTTCAAAAGGAATAGTTCCTGTTGCAAGATCACCACCTAAGCGTTGGAAGAATCTAACATATGTAGCATCGTATTTAGCTAAGTCAACTAATTTATTAACTATCTTACCAATGTTTGTTGTATTAGAAAATTTATCTAATAGTGTAGAAAACACTCTACTAAAGTTTACAAGTTTGTATCCTTTAACAGATGATGTTGATCTTTTAGGTAATTCTAATGTTGTACTATTTTGTTGATTAGTAGGAACTACTTCTGGTAATGTAGCACCAACAAGTTTGATAGCATAAGGTGCAGTCTTTTTATAATCAACTGTAAAAGCATCTTGAGAATAACCAACACTAGTTACACTCTCATCATTAATATCTACAAGATCTTCTTCATTGAAATCAACACCTATTGTACGTAGTAATTGTTTACCTTGTGCAAACAATGCATTAAAACGTACTTCTCCTAATTGTTCATATTTTTTTTCATTAATATATAACTGTTTAACATAGTTATATATTTCAGCTCCTGAGATCTTTTGTAAATCATATAAGTATTTTTTATGATCACCAAATATATAATTTGATGCACGAGAGAATATATCCTGTGCATATTCAGAAGCTTGTGTTTCTGTTATACCAGGGATTCTACTATATGCAGGTGATCCTTTCTTTTGTGATTCAGAAATAGTAAAAGCTTTATATTTACCAGCATCAATAGCTTTGAATAAATCTTTAGTTAATGAAGGTTTAGCATTAAATGATTTAACAAAATTAATAATTCTTCTAAAGAAGTTACGTACTAATTCACTCAATGATCTAGCAGGAAGTTGACCTGCTTTGAATTCACCAAAGTCATCAGCTATTCTTTCTTCTATTTGTTTATCTGTAGCATTAGCGTAATCTATTTTCTTACCAGAAGCTCTATCTGTAAACTGTCCAGGTTTGTTTCTGAACTCATCATTAAGAGCAGTTCTTTCATCAGGACTTAAGAAGTGTTGATAGACAGGGTGAAACAATTCATGGTATCCAACTGTTCTTGGTCCAGCTTTGTAGAACTTAGCTACACCATCAACATATACACCAAATGCTTTCTCACCATCATATGTATCAACAAGATCTTCTAACACTTCTAATGGTATACCAGGAAGATTCTCAGCTTGGAATTGTTTTAATATTTCAAGTTCTTCATTAGTCATTGCTTCTTCAACAGTAGGTCCCACTCTCATGTAATCATCTTCAGGTAACTCTGTATCAGCTACATCAATAGTATCTGTTTTCTCTCCAGGAAGAATTTGTTCTCCGCCTTCTAAAGCAGCTAGTTCTGCATCAACAAATTTTCTAAACTCATCTTTAAATTTACCAGCAGTACTCCAATCATTTCCTAAATTATTACCTTCAGTATCTGTATTTACTTTTACTTTTTCTACAGATCCATCAGTTCTAGGAGCACTTTTAAATCCTTCTTTAACTAAACCTTTTTCTTTAAGATTAGCTACAAAACGTTTTGCAAGATCTTCACCTACTTTATTTACTTCATCTCTTCTATCTCCTTCATATTTACTTCTTGTTATATAAGTAAATGCACTTTCTATATCAGCTTTCTTAGTATCTATATCAGAAACTTCTTCTATAACTGTAGGAGTTTGTTGTTTGGATTCTTCTTCTTTAGTATAATTTTTTAATATTGTAAAAATATTACCTTTTAATTTATACCAATTTGGATTACCTTTAAATTTATAAGATTTTGTTTTTTCTGAAATAACTTCTATTTCTCCTTCTTGAATGTTATTACTTCTCCAAGGTTCTTCTCTTTGATTATATACTTCTAATATATATTGAACTTTGTCTCCTTTTTTAAAACCATAAGGTCTTGAATCATCTTCTTTTATTTCTTCTACAACTGTAGGAACTTCTTCAACAACTGGAGCTTCTTCTACTTGTTGTGTGTTCTGTATTTCTTTTAATGCAGCAATAAGTTTATCACCAACAAATGTTACTACACGTTGTTCATCACTAGCTTCTGCATCATATTTATCAATAGCTTGTAATACATCATCCACTGTAGATAATGTACCTTCATTCTCTGCAGCTTTTGTTATTGTATCATTCACAGTAATGTCTACAGATATATTACCATCAGCATCTAATGTTCCTGTAAATTCAACTGGACCACTTGCAAACTGATATGTATTAGATGTTGTACCATCCATTACATATTCTCCAATAGCATTACCAGCAACTGGAGCTACAGCAGCTTTAGGAGCTTGTGCAACAGGAGCAGGTTTGATAATAGGTAATTCAAAATCAATTAATGTAGCATACTTCTGAGAAAATGAATAAGGAACACTTGGTGTAGGAGCAGCCACTATAGTTGTAAGTGGTGTGTTTGCACCAGAGCGAGATGTTTTACCATCAGGCATTCTTCCTGATAATAAATAAGATTGATAGTTTTTCCAATACCTAGCTACAAGTTCACCTTTAGCATTCTTCTCTCCTGTGTATTCATAGAACTTACTAGTAACATCTTTTACAGTTTTACTATTAATGTTGTGATAAGTACCTTCAAGTTGTCTTACCATCTCATCTTCTCTATTCTCAATATCAATGATAGGATAATTGACACCACCTATAGAGATAGTTCTTTTGTTTGTATCAATAAAGAATTGATTACTTCCTGCAGATGTTGTACTACTCTTACGTAAGTATAATACATTCTGTAAGTAAGTTAAATAGTTTACATCTATATCTAATGGTTTACCAGATGTAGATTTCTCTCTTATGTCAAGAGCTAATGCTTTAATAACTTGGTATAATGAATTAGCTTTCTCTTTACCTAATACACTATTGTTTAATATCTCTAATGTATCTCCATACTGAAGAACTACTAATCCTTTTTCTTTGAATGATATATTCTTACCTTTATGAGAAATAAATCCTGCTGTGTTGATTTGAATAAGTCCTGGTTGAGAAGCGATTCTATCTTCAGGAATTAATATTCCACCAACTTGGTTTCTTTCAAACTTACCATCAGCACCTTTATTAATAATAGGGATACCTCTAGAAACATTAATCTGATATACTTTATGTGCTGCTGTATTGTTTGCAAACAACTTAGCTCTCTCTTGTCTCCAACCATTAGCTGCAGATGCAAGATTTTCTTTTTCACCTTGTCTATATCTAGGAACTCTTTGTCCAGTTTTAGGATCTGTGTATGTATAATATAATTCTGTTGTAGGCATAGCTTGGAAGATAGCTTGATTTACATCAATCTGTTTACCAACTTCTCCTAAACGTTTTCCATCTTTATCTACAAAATAAGTTTTATTGTTATCATGTTCTACAAACACTTGTGCAACAAATCCTGTATCAACATTATCTATTTTATCATCTGCAACTATTGGTCTACCAAACTGAAGTTGTGTAAGTCCTTCTAATCCTAAAGCTTTTTCATTATTAGATGTAACTAACATTGCTCCTATCTTAGGTGCATTTTTAAAGTTCTTAACATTGTTTAAAAACTGTCTAGAGTTCTTAACATGCTGTGGTGCATTAGTACGATTCTGAGCATTCTCAGATTCACTTGTACCTGAGATAAAGAAGTCTTGCCAAGATTTTAAATAGCTCTCATCTTCTTTTACAATAGCTTGTGAAGTTGTAGTGTCTGTAGGAATAGGTGTAGCAATCTCTCCAGAATTAAGCTCTGCTTTATCCTGTTGCCTATCCACTTCATTCTTAGTGACAAGCATTGCTTGTTCCTCTTTCTCTAAAGCAGCATTCTTTTCTTTTACAGCTTTGTATGTCTCATCTATATTGTTTGTTATAACAGCAATAGTTTCATCTAATAATGTTTCATTATTAGTACCAAACAATCTTCTAAAGAATGTTTTTAATGAATTAACAAATGCATTCCATGTAGAAGTTTTTGTACCTTCATAAGGAATAGTTTGTAAGTATCTTTGGAACTCTCTATTAGATAAAGCTTCTGTTGCAAACTCATAGATGTTTTTGAATGCATAGTATTCACCATTCTTAATCAATCCAGCCTCAGCATATTTATCAGGATCATTCTTAAATGTTTCTTGTACAAATTTAAATAATGGATCTAACTCTTTATAGAACTGTCCGTTTGTATCAGACAATCCATATACAGTTAAGTCATGTCCTATCTCATGTAATAATACATGTTCTACTGGAAGACTACCTGCTTCATAATCAAAAGCATTGTCTTCATAGTTAATACTACTTACAGCAGATTCTGGACCTAATGTTCCTCCTCTAGAAACTCCAGCACTAGCTAATGTTCTATCACCTAATATGATTTTACTATTCTTACTTGTGAAGTTTAAGAAAGCTGCTGCTAATTGTTTTTCAAGAGTAGTAGCATAAGGTGATTCAGCAATCTTCTGTAACACTTCATATTTACTTTTCTCTCCTTCACCATATTGATTTACAAGATCAGCATAAGTTCTCTTATCTGATTTAAACTTATCTCTACTCTTAGAGAAGTAATCACTTTGTACTGGAGCAGTAGTTCTTGTTTTCTTTCCTTCTGGTGTAAATTCTTCTTTCTCCCCTGTGAATGAATAGTTCTGTGGATTATTTTTAAGATCGTTATACTCATTAACAAATAGTTGTCTTCTCTTAGAAAGCTCAACTACATCTTTTAATTCTTGTTTAACAACATCAGTATCTATTCTATCTGATGCTTGTTCATCTATATTGTATAATGCTTTAGCAAGAGATACAGATGTATCATTTGATAATTCATCATCTACAATATCTTGTACAGGCATTCCTGTTCTTAAGATCTTCTCAGACACTTTAGGTATACGAAGATCATAGTCAGCTATCTTACTAGCTGCATAAACCATCTTATCAATAATAAGTGGAGAGTACTTTCTAATTTGACTTCCATCAGGAGATAATAAAACTTTACCTTCTGCATCCTTCATCACTTCACCAGAGTATCTAAGGTTTAAAGATTTATATAACTCTTGTGTATTCTTTGCTGTAGTTTCAAATGCGTTTAATCTTTTTTGGAATGATTCAACTGTATCATTAACATTAGCTATTCCTTCTTCTTTTAAATCTGCAAGTCCTTCTTTAGACATTCCTGCTTGTCTAAGATCATTGATATCATCAGCAATCATATCATATCTACCATACTTAATACGTGGAGCAAGATATGTATGCATCATGTCTGCATTAAGATCTCTAGCTTCTAGTTCATCTCCTTGTATAGTAGCAGATTGTTGTTGTTCTTGTAATGTAACAAATCTATTTACAGCTTCAAGTTTTTCTTTGAATGCTTCTCTAAATGTAGGCGCACCATTAAGATCTTGAATAAATCTTTCGGTGTTAGATTTTGTAACTTTGTTTCTTGCAATCTCTCCATTAGGTCCAAGTGATTGCATTAGTCCTCCAGTGATACCACCAAGTATTCCACTCTCAATACCTTCTTTTGAATTAAGTGCTCCTACACCTTCACCCTTTTCATTTTCACCATACATTCCGTATAAGAAACCATCAGTCCAAACACTTGCTTCTTTACCATCACGTCCTTTATTAAAATAGTTTTGTGTACCTACTTGTAAAGCAAATTGTCCAATCTCTTGTCCAGCTTCTTTAGGATCGAAAACATACTTACCTACTTTAGCACCTCTTTCATAAAGCTTACCAAATTTAGTTGTAGCACCTTCTGCTGCTGCATACTTACCTTCTCTTAATAATACATCATCTGCTTTTCCTAATAAACTATTAGCAGCTTGTCTTTCAGCAGCATACGAACTTCCTAACAGTTTAGGAAGCTGAGCATATTCTGTAACACTTAATAATGCTAAGTTACCAAAGAAAGAAGTTTTACCTACTGCTTCTGCTGTTGCATTTATTTCTGCTAAAGCTGCACCTGTAGGATCTTGATCCTCATGATCTTTTTTATATTGTTCAATTAAATTTTTTCTATATTCATTTGATGTTTGTAATGCTTCAAAAGAAGCTTCACCTGCAGATGAATAAGCAGCAACTGCTGTTCTTCTAAACTTATCTTGGAACCCAGCTATTCTATTTGTTACCTTAGCTATATTTGCAATTTCAGATTCTATAGCAGTAAGATCAGCAATAGAAGATATTCCATTCTCTAATGCTGCAGCAGCTTCAATATTTTTTCCAGCAGAGAAAGCTCTTGATGTATTTTTTAATAATGGAGTGAATAATTTAAATGCTTGTGATGATTCAGCAAGTATAGCACCTTCTGCAGATAATGTTCCAATTGCTCCACCAATACCACGCAATGCACCATTAGCTATGTTACCAGATAACATTGCTCCAACAGCAAATCCAGAATTCTTAATTAGTTTATCAAATAAGAAGTTAGCTCTCATCCAGTTATCTGGAGAATACCAAGAAGCATTCTTTTCTTGATTAGTATAATAGTTTGGTAGATAGTTTTGATCCACCTCATTATTATATTTATCTAACATTTGCATTGCTGGATTATCCCATATGTCAGCAAGTCTACCAGAGAATGGAGACTTAGCTAATCCATATAACATACCAAAACTTCCTGCAACTGTAGTAGCTGCAAGGTTAACTCCTTTTAATACACCATTAGTAGCTTTTGATAATATAGATTGTGCATTAGCATTCTGATCTTCAATATCAATAATGTCACGAGCAAACACATCATATCTTCTATTCTCATATAATTCATTTGCTGTAACAGTAGGGATTAATCCTTTTCCCATAACTGGACCTTTACCAAATATAGGATCCCCATTATTCCTTCCTGATAAATCTGTACGTAATGATGCGTAGTTATCTGGAGTGGGTGTAGATGGGTTAGGCAGATAAGGCAGTTGCTGATCTGGGTTTACAAGAATTGGATTAAGGTTTTTAAAATCTGGCATAATTATCTATTATAATTAGTAGTCTATTTTAGAGAAATCATAAGATGGGTAAGATTGTTTAAGTACATTCAATAGCACCTCATCATTTAATGAATTTAAATTTTGTATACCTTGTTCATATCCAACTCTAGATAATTTATCATCTCCTGCAATTTCAAAACGAACATACTTACCATCTTTTTGTTTAAGAAAAATTGTTGGAATAAATAAACCAGGAGTATCTTCTTCTAGTTTTGCAGTTACTTGTAATTTTTTAATTCCAGGGAAATCACCAAAACGTTTTTGCATTAATTGATCAGTTGCAACGTTTGATCTATTAATATCACTATTACCTTTACCTAATGCAAATCTACCAGAAACTTGAGAATTATCATTTACATATTCATCACCTAGGTACGCTCGAACTTGTTGACTATTCACTTTAAATGATTGAACATTATCTGGATCTTGTAAATTTCTCAATTGTATTGTGTAATTATCTCCATCTTGTTTTATCATTACTCTTGTATCTTTTGCAAGCTTATCTGTAAAATATGATGATGCAGTACCAAAATTCCATTTACTATCTGTTTTAATTCCTTTCTCATTTTGAGCAATAACTAATTGATTAAGTTTTTGTAATATGATTGGTGGAACTTCTCCTTTAGGATTAGATACAGCTTTTATTTTTGGAACAAATGCAAAAGCAGATTCTCCTAACTTTGATGTATATATAATATCAGATTTATCATAAGCTTCTTTCACTTTACTAGCTGCTGGTCTAAAAGTTTTTACAATATTATTTAATTGAGTTCTTGTAGTATTACTTAATTTTCCACCAAAACCATATACAGCATCTACATACTTTCTTTGGTTTTTATTTAACGCTGCTTTTGGATCTATATAAGTTTGTTCTGTTGTAAGTTCTCCTGAAGGAACAGTTTGTTTTCTTTCAGCATTCAGCACCCCAACTAATTCTTTTGGAGTTAATGTAACTCTTTCACCATTAGCCATTGAAAAAGATACATTACCTCTACCTTTTACAGCTGAATTAATTATTTTTTCTACACCAGCTTCTTTTTCAGAATCAGCTCTGGTTCTTGTTTCAAAAGTTTCTAATTGTTTTAAGTAGTTTTCATTTTTTACAATGTCTTGTATTTCTTTAATTGCATTAGCTGGTATGCCAGCTTTTGAAACTACACCTTGTGCATCGTTCCATTTTTTAACCATTTCATTAATATCAGCTTCACGATATCCTTTTGATTTTAATGCACCTTTAGTTGAATCAACTGAATCTTGAACTGATACAACATGGTTAGTGAATAACTCAGAACCTCTGTTTAAATTATCTGTTGGGTTTCCTAGATCAGTCCATGGAGACTCTACACCATAAGCCATTGCTTTATCCATTGCAAGCTTCTCAGCATCTATAGCAATTTTCTGTCTAGTTAAATCTGTAGTTACACCAAACTCATATTTATCTTGTTGGAACTGAGCTTGTTTAAGTTTCATCTCAGCAACCCAGTTTTGTTGTGCTTTCAATGGGTTTGTAACATACTCCATTTCCTCTTTCTTGTATTTGAAAGCATTTGCATACTCACTAACAAACCCATCTTTGTATATGTTATACTTCACCTCATCAGGATTAGTTCTAGCTTGTTCAACATTCTTATAGAATCTTTCATCAAGCTTACCCACTTTACCATCACCACCTAATAAGTCTCTATATTGTTCAATTTGATTTTCAATATCATCTAACTTAGTAGGATCTGTTGTAATAGCTTGTTGAACTTGTAATCTATCTAATTCACTAATTGCTTGAGCTCTTTGAACATCATAATCTTGTTTAGCTTTCACTGCAAGTTGTTCAGATCCAACTCCTCTGAATTGATACTTAGAATCAATTCTTAATTGATTAAGATCATCTGGTGTCATAGCTGCAGTTAATGCTTGTGTAATCTTCTCTGCACTAATTCCTTCAATCTTATATCTCTTCATTGCATCAGCAATTCTAGTTTGATCTATTCTACCATTCTCATCTACAAAAGGAATATCATATTTTAATAAATCAGGATTCAAAGCTTTGATAGTATCTAAAGCTTTCTTCTTTACATCTGTATATTGTGTATATCTTCCTCTGAAAGATTGTCCCACTTTATCATTATTTAAATACTCACTTGCTTGTTGATTGAAATCATAGATGTTAGATTGTGAAGACTTACCTTCAGCAATAGCTTTCTCCATATCAGCTTGTTGTTTTCTTAACCAAGCTGTAGATGATGCAGCAGTTTGCACATTAGGATCTCTTGCAATCTGTGAGACCATACCTGTTGTAGAATTAACTAGTTGAAAGTTAGAGAAATCACCAGCTGCAACTGTGGTAAGATCATTACCAAGTTGATTAAGTTTAGATTGCAGGTATGCCTTATCCGCATCATTAGCAACATCTAATCCTGCAACATTATCAATGCTAGTTTGTATTTTCTGAATGCCCTCTTCGTACTTTTGTTGTTTGTACATACCTACTTGAACCATTGCCTCAAGAGGTAATTGTTTCACGTAGGGATTAAACGTAGGGACTGTGTCTTTGTATGAAGCCATAATTAAGCAAATGTAATATGAATTATTAAATTATCCAAAACTAATAATCAATTTTGGTAATTCTTTATAATTAAATTAGTTATAAATTTTTGAATGCTTTAACAACTGAACTATTCTTAGCATTTTTAACAACTGATCCTCCATTCTTTTTCTTAGCAACTATACCTGGAGTTTGATAAGGAGCAGTGGTTGTTTCAGTTGTTGTATCATTATAAGGTTTTAATTCGTAACCTGTTATTTCACCATCAGGACCATATTTAGGAACCTGTATAAATGATGCTTTGTTACCATACATCTGTGGAATATTTAGTTGAGTATATCCTTGATTATATATATTACCTGTTTGACCATATCTATAGTTAGGGAATAAATTACGTTTAACTCTGTATTCAGCATTACGAGCTTCGTGTTGTAAATACTTATCACCAATAGATCCTATAGCTTCTTGATTAATTTTATTTGTAATAGCTTCTCCTTCTAATTGTTTATCTCTTTGATCAGCTAACAGTTGCATATTTATACCTCTTGCTTGATTTATCTTAGCTCTATTACCACCGAATATTTGTTGTTCAATAGCTTGGTTAGTTCTAAACTCTTCTCCTTTAACTGCTTGGTTTGCTTTATATTTATTAGCAAGTAAACCAGCTAATGCAGCAGGATTATTTCCAAGTTGTCTTTCTACATCTCTAAAGTCTGCAGTGTTTTGATTCATTACATCTTCATAACTTACACGATATACAGGATCTAACTCTGGAGCATATTGTTGAGCTTGTACAGGATAAGGTGTATTCTGAGCCATAGCCATATATTCTTTAGCAAACTGACGTGGATCAATATCAGGTAAATCATTATTTTGAAAAAATGGAGAAATCATATTAGCGAAATCTACTATCTTATTTCTTTCATATGGAATTATATCTGTTGGTTTTTTAGGTTCTTCTTTAGGTACATTAGTTTTATCATCTTTAGGAATTTCTGCAGGCTTTGGTAATAATAATTGATCAGCTGCCCAACCATAACCTAACTTCTCATCTATCATAGGTGTGTCTTTACCGTATAAATTCTGATGTCTAGCTTTAATCAATGGAGCACTTTCAGGATTGTTTAAAAGAAACTCTTGAAACTCTTTGTTTCCTTTTCCTTTGAATCCTAATTTGTCTGCTACTTCATCCCATTGTTTTGCACTAAATGAAGAAGCTGTAGCTTTACCATATTTGTTTCCTTTAGATGTATTTCCTTTCCAAGGAGTGATACCATATTTACTTACATAATCTTTATCATCTCCAACAGTAGCACTGTTCTGAGCTTTTCTTAAGAACGCTCCATGTTTAGCATATGGATTTTCTAATTCAGCATCTTTAGTAATAGGATCATAATCAGTTTCTATTTTACCTTTACCTAATGCTTCAGCACTAATGTTTTTTCCTTTAAGATATGATTGTTCTTTCTTCACTTCTTGTGTAGCATTCTGTAAGTTAGCTAGTTTCATTATTAGATCAGCATAATCTTTTTGTGTTTGGTCACCACCATATTCCATCATCTCTGCAGTCTTTAAATCAAGTGCTCCCCATTTAGTAGTGTCTGCATCATTTGCTATTTCAGAAGCTTTAACTTTATTTTGTTCTGCTCTTTTTTGTGGTGCAGCTAAATCAGCTATTAGTTTCTTATATGTTTTACCATCTTTTTCTTTAGCAAGTTTAATAAGAGCTTCATCTCCTGTAGCCTGTGCTACTTTTTTAGTAAATGGTATATTACCAAATATCACAGCTGATGTATTAGAACCCATTGATCCACCTTCTGCCATTTCAATAATAGGCTCTCCTGTTTCAGCTTCTACTTGTGCTCCCATGTTTGCACCATTTTCAGCCATTGATTGATAGTCTTCTTCTCCACCATTATAACTAATACCAATGCCACCATTATCGTGAGATGCTCCACTAAGCATACTTATTTCACCAGATCCTGGTAAGTAAGGATTGTAAGCTATAGGATTAACTTCTCCACCCCAATGAGTTTGAAGTTGTCCACCCATAGCATAAGAATTCATTCTTCCACCATTCTCATAAGTTTGCATAGCTCTTTCACTAGGAGCAGTGTATTCTTTTAAATGTCCACCAGCTCTAAATTTATGTGCATAGTCAGCAAAGTCATCAGCATTATGATCACCAAACATTGCAATCACTTGTGGATTATATTCAGGATTCATATATCCACCTTCTTCATATGCAGGAAGTTCTGTACCATCCTGAGCAACACCCATACCTTGTATACCAGTAGTGATGTTATTTGCACCATCTACCTGACCCATCAATTTATTATTGAAATCCATTCTGTTTGTTGCATTTCTTTGTCTACCTGGATTTTTATCAAAAGCTGTTGCAACTTGTTCAGCTAACAATCCTACACCTGGTCCAAATGCACTACCAATCTTACCCCACTTTTTACCCTCTGCAGAATTATTAGAACCAGATATCATACCTGCAAAAGGACTACTCACTCCAAAGTTACCCATGAATCCTCCTGTAGCACTTCCACCTAATGCACCATTCATTTTTCCAAACCATTCTCCAAATCCTCCACCAGTTTGAAATGCTTTAACTTGATCTTCATCTTGCAAAGGTGCATATCCAAGATCATCATATAATGTATTGTTAGGGGCATATGTGTTTTGTATTTCTGTTGGATTACCTCCAATGAAAGATCCATTTTGTACATTTAATATATCAGTTCCTCTTCCTTGTGTATTATATAATTCATTAGTGTTAGCAATAAATCTTTTATCATCTGGACTAACCCATTTATTTTTTGGTCTAGGCACAGCATCATTTGATCTTTTAGCTCTTAATACAACATCAGAAACATCAGCCCAAGTTTCATATTTCTTTGTTAATTCTTCTGCTGCTTTACTTTCTTGATTTAATTGATTAATATCACCTAGAAAACCAACTGCTTTACCAAACATATCCATTGCACCACTACCTTTTTTATCACTAGGGTTACCATTTAATTCTTTTGCTGTAGGTAATTTTGCTGTAGGTAATTGTGTAGGAAGTTGAGCTAATCCTGAAGATTTTAAATTACTACCAATAGGACTAACCTGAGGAGTATATCCATATCCTTGAGTATTTGCATAATTAGCAGTTTGTCCAAATCTAGGATCATTCATACTATTTATGTTTTCTAGAAAATCTGGAACACCATTATTATTAGTATCATTCAGATTACCATAGTTCTGTGCTTTATCTATTGCATTAGATGATTGAGCTTTCTTAAACTCTTTACCATGCTTTTTCATGAATGCTGCTTCAGATGGATATTTCTTATAGAACTCCTTCTCAGATTTAACTCCTGCAATTTTTAAAATTTGTGCCTTCATATTAGTTATATTTATTCAACCATCCACCTGGTTGTGGTTTGTTATAGTTTGTAAAGTTAGTTAGATTATCTAAGTTAACCAAACCTTTTTGTTCTTGTCTTAATCCATTCTGAGCCATAGGATATTCAGTTACCTTCTTTCCTTTGAACTTATAATTCTTTCCTGGTTTCATTAGTTTAGTATCACCAGTATCAGATATACCTAACAGTGGTTGATCTACTCCTTCCATTGTTATTTTATTAGAACCTATCTCAACAGGACTTCCCCAATTATCAGGATTCCAATATCCCATATCATCTTTAACAACTCCTCCATCTTCATAGCTATCTAACCATCCACCATTCTTACTAATGCTCTTAGGTTTCCAATCTAATCCCTCTTGATAGAATTTCATCTCTTGACCATTCTGTGCTACATAAGTTTCTTGTTCAGGTTGTTTATTCTGTGCAATATTATTCATTAGCCAGATTAAATCTTTATCTGAATAGTTTTTTAACAAACGATCTTTTGCAAATGTTTTCCTTGCTTTTTTTAAATGCCCTTCATTAAAATCTTCTTTACCTGCATCATATATTCCTTGTTGTTTTAAATTATATCTAAAAGAATTTAAATCAGCTTTATTTTCATATGGATCTTGATCATGTTCATTTATACCTTTTGATCTACCACCTCTCTTAATTAAATTATCTACATCTTTTTTATTTAATCTAAAGTCAAAATCATTTTCTCCTGTAGGATCTAATCTTTGTACTTCAGCATGACCAAGTTCATGTGACTCAGTTTCATTTATTGTAGGTGATGTAAACTTAGAATTTTTGTATATATCTTTATGTAGGAGTGCATCATTCTTTTCATTTAAATGTATTATGTTTTCATCTAAATTATAATGACTACTATATTTATCAAAGTCACCAGAATCCCACATCTTATTCATTTCATAAGCTTCATTAGGTATTGGTTCAATCTTTGTATTTTTTACATTACCACTTCTAATTCTAATTTCCTTTGGTACATTTTCGTATCCAGATTTAGTTAATCTTTCTTTATACTTAGGGGAATTAATATAATCTAAAGTCCATTGTTTAACTGGATCAGAGTTTACAGTTTTTATTTTATATGAATTATCTTTAATTATTGGACCAAGATTTAAACCTTCTTGTGCACTAGCCATTGTTTTCTTTGCATACTTCCCATTGCTAGGAGCAGGAGATTGTGTACGTGCATATGAGAAACCTACAGCTCCTGGAATAGAACCACCCATCTGTGCTTGAGGAACATAGTTAACTGGATAAACATATCCACCCATTTGATAATTAGGAGTGTTAGGATTAGCAAATGTATTATGAGGATTTCCTCTACCAGTTATAATTGCACGAGGAGGAGGTGCTTCACTTTCTACAGTTTTTACTTTTTGTTTATTTTTACCATTATATAAATCTTCTGGATTAGGCATCATTCTTCTAATACCATCTTCATTTACTGAATTATAATCATTAAAATTAAAACCATTATTAGTATAGTAGTTTGAAAATATTTCTTGATTAGTTCTTGTATCTTCATCTTCTATAACTTGAACATCATGCCAAGGCATATACTCATCATCATAATTATTCATACCATAATCAACAGAATCTTTTGTTCTTGTATAATGTGGATTGAAAGTATTTAAATTACTTGCACTATCATCACCATATGTTTCATATTGATTTTTGTTTCCAAATATATTTTCAGTTAGATTTAAATCTGTTCCAGATAAAACTCCACCCATTTGAAATTGTCCACCCCATGCAGGAGAATAGTTTCTACCTTTGGTGTTATTACCCATACCAACAAATCCTTCTGGTAATGACACAGAAGAATCATTATAATTCTCTTGGTGTTCTTGCATTGTTCCACCATTAGCATAGCTATCTAGCCAACCACCATTTTTCATGTTGTTAGAATTATCTCTACCACACTCATGACATATGTACATATCTTTCTTACTAGAATCAGATTTGTTCCATGACCATCCACATGTGCATTTTACTTTACCACTACTCATTACTTATAAGATATTTGTGCAGGTGCTGTTATAAATTGAGACACTAGATGAGTTGTTGAACTGTTATCTAGTATATGTCTCACCTTTAATTCTTTTGCTCTTAGCGTTGCTTTCTTAAAGCTCTTAGGGCCATAGTCCATATTAGCTTGATTAACTATCTTATCAATAGAAAGATTTTCACAAGTTGTTCTAAATAATGGAATCTGAGAACTTATCTCTGCAGCCCAGAATGTATTGTACTGATAGAAGTTATCACTCTTAGTATAAGTGATAGTTTTACTCTCAGCATTCAATATAGGATACTGCATGTATGCATGTAAGTTATGAAGAGGTTTAGCTACAAGTTCTAATATACCAGAACTCTGCTGTCCGTTATATAAGATAGCTTTATTAAACCATTTATCATTTGTTTCTATTCTTGTATTATCATCAAACACTCCATCAAATATAGGATAGTATTCATATGCTTTTGTATAATCTTTTACATTCTGTAATATTTCATCTTGGTATTGATACGCAAAAGGATACTCAATAATATATGGTTCTATAGTTCCATAGAATGTATTATAAAGTCTTATATTAGTTAAGTGTCTCCATAAACAAGCTGTAACAGATTGTGTGTATGTTGTATTTATAAACTCTACAGTATCAAATGATTCTAATTTAAAAGTATTTTCTATAGTACAATTTCCTACAGATTTTATAATTATAGCATTTACATTATTATTAACTTCATAACTCACTCCTCTAATAAGAGTTTTCTTAGGAACATTTTCAGCTATGATATTTCCACGATCATCCAATATGTTGAATGGTCCTGCAGAAGGTCCAGCTTGTTTCAATTTTATTGTTATAATCTTTGACATAATTATGGAGCAGTAGTGGTTGTTGTTGTTGTTATATCAGCTATAGAACTTATCACACAGCTTCCTACTTGAGTAGCTGAATTTAAAGCAGTTACAGTTATACTTGATGTATCTGTAATATTTCTATATGTATCAATGATTGATTGAGGATTAGATTTAATTATTACATAAATATTTCCATCTACATCTGTTACATATATGTTACACTGACATTCGTATATAGAAGTAGGAGAGAATGCACCTACATTAATATCTACTAAAAGTGTTCCTGTAGCATAGTCATATTCTGATATGTAATAATCTAATGTTACACTATCTTTGTTGATAATTAATAACTCACCAGTTTGTACATATAACATATTACCTTGTGCCACTCTATTTGTTTGTAATGTAAACTTAATAGTGTTAGATGCAGTTAATGTAGCGATGTCTAATTCTGTAACCTCTTGTGGAGATGGTGCATCATTTACAGCAATCAATGTAGTGTCATCTAAAGCAACTATTCCTGATGATGTAGTAAATCCACCTGAGAAAGAAATTGCTCTGTTAAATGTAGCATTAAATGGAGATAGAGTGATATCCCATTCTTGTATATCAGTATCAATAGACCAAAGCTTATTAGTTGTCATAGCTATTCCTAGAGATGATATATATCCTGGAACATCTATAGGTTGTATAGAATCAGTGATACTATTAACATAATAGTAAACAACATCACCTGATGTAAATAATATACCACAACATTCTGAAATAACTGGAGGTAATGTAGTAGTGGTGGTAGTAGTCTCACAACCACAGTTTGATATTTCTACAATAATACCATCTACAATATGATATATGTAATCTTGAATAGAATACATATTAGGTAGAGTTGATACACTATACCAACCATCTGGTAAATAAGTACAATAAATAAATGCTGCATTATATACATACTCTCCTAATATAGGAAGAGCTGTTACATCTTGCGTAGTGTATGTAGCTCCAAAGAAAGAAGTTAATACTATATCTACATTATCAGGACTTAAAGATGTTTGTACAACTGGTACAGCATCACATGCATCCTGAAGAGTTAATGAAGAATCAACTGGAGGATCTATTCCTATTGTATATCCTTGAACAAATGTAAATACATTTAGATCTGTAGGTGTAAGACATACAGTGGTGGTACTTGTTGTAGTTGGATAAACTGTAATCACTCCTGTTCCATCTAATTCACAATCTGTTGTTACACCAAATCCATCTAAATCACAATACAATAATGTAGTGGTATGCGTAGTGGTTGGTTGTGGTGCTCCTGTAGTAGTTGTTGTAGTGCTTGGTGGTAAAGGTTTTGTCATAATTCCAACAAGAGCTTGAAATCCTCCTCCAGCAGAAGAATCATCACAACATCCATTAAGTCCTGAATAAAAGAAATTATTTTCTCCTATATAAAAATTAGGAATATAAGTATGAAAAGAAATCCAACTTCCAGTATTTAAATTATATGACATGGTCCAAGATTTATTACAAAAATAATCTGGATCTGATAAGTAAACTTTCGTTCTTATTACTACTGGTATTTTATTTTCGTCAGCCATTGTTAATCTTTTATTATGGTGTTGTAGTAGTCGTGGTACTTGTAGTGATAGGTTGATTAGTATAAACTATTGACTCAACATAAAACTCTTTAGTTATAGGATCATATTTTACATCTTTATCAATAGGAATATAATCTTGTTTTGTAATTATCACTCTATCAAACTTACTATCATATACACCATGAAGTCCTATTCCAGTATAGTTATTATCTATATCAACATTAGGAAAGAATCTAAGTATTTCAAATGCTAAGTGATCTGTCATAAATCTATTTACACCAGAACCAACTGCTGTAAGATCTTTAGCTCCTTCATTAGTTATTAAAAACACTTGTCCTCTTTTAGCATCTACAGTTACTTGTCCTTGTGGTATCTTCAATAAGAACTTATTCTGACTTCCTACATATCCAAGATCTGTTTCAGCAAAATCAATAGGTGGAGTTTCTCCAAATAATTTAGTTCCTCCTAAATAAGCAGCTTTTGGATTTGTAGAATCCATTGTTAATAATTTGTTATACAACAATGATTTGTTTTCAAATCTAGCAAGTACAGCTTTATCCTGAATACCATCTAATGATGTAAGCTTTCCATAGTTTTGAGGAAAATCAAATAATGCTAATGGGGCATAACTTAACCAATTGTTAACTCTTATATCAGCATTTTGTTCTTGTGAATCAGAATAGATTGCTCTAAATGGATAATATGTATAACATAATTGACTAGTCCAATCTGCTGGTAGATGTGAAAAGAAGTTTTCTTTATTCTGTTTAGAGAATGTTACATTATAATAATATGTATTATCATAAGCAATTGTTGTAAACTCTTCTTGTACCCAATCATCAGGAATACCTGTAGATACATGTGGCCAGAAGTTTCCTTCTCTATCATTGAATGCTTGTCTTAAATTTAAATTATAAGAAGTCTCACAATAAAAATTAGGAATACCATATGCAAATAAATAAAACTTACCATCATAAAATGTTCTATATGTACCAGCTGGTCCTCCAACAGTTGTAGGAGCTTTACTAGGATCACTAGGACAATCAAAGTTGTGAGCTTTAATTGATATAATGTTAGTCATTGTTTGGTAGTTATACAAAATAGATCTAGCAGAATGCCAGAATTTTGGATAAGCTACGTTACCTATTTCATCATAGAATATATCACTATCATCTAATCCATTCACTCTATTATCTATAAAGAATGGAAGTTTTGTTTTGTATGCAAATCTAGAAATAAATGTATCTCCACCAAACACTACATCATTTGAAAAACCACTATCAAAAAATCTTTGGAATCCTGTGTCAATTGTTTCATATGAATATATTTGTCCCCATTGGTTTACAAATATATTTTTCAATGAAGCATAATATACTACAGTTGTAATGTCTTGTTCTTTCTCAGGTGTGTTACAATAGTTTCTACCTGTAAGAGGATCTATATTACTAGAGATTGTGAATCTAGATTTATCTGTAATTAAAGATGTACCTAATGAATTAACAAGTGTTGGTGTTTTATCAGGGAATGGTAATGGCACTACTGAATTAGTTAATGCACCTTTTGTTCTTAAATAAATAGAAGACTCTCTTTGGTAGTTATTAATGTTTTTATCATCTCCAATATTTTGAACTCCTGGAATCATATAAGATTTTAAATCAAGAGGTCTTTGTTTAATACCAACATTTCCATTAATATCTGCAGTGTTATTATTTATATCTGAATAGTAATCATAGTTAGCTACAGAGTTAAATGAATACGCATAATTCTTTCTTGTAATACCATTTACATAAATAGTTAGATATGCTTGGTATGCTGTAAATACAGCTGTTATATCTAGACCACCAATAGTAAATGATGCTTTTAATGCATCTTCTTGAACCTCTTTAGAAAGAAGTCTATATTTAGCATTACCTTTCACTTTGACAAAATGTGCTCTACCTCCACCAAACATTACATTTTCTAACTTAAGAACATCTCCTAAGAATGGTTGTGCAAAAGAAGTTTCAGGAGAATTAAACACTTGTCTATATCTAGAACTATCACTAGTTATAGGAGGAAGTGGTTTAGGATCTCCACAGAATGCATTAAGTGGTGATCTTCTTCCATACTCTCTTCCTGGAACTACATTTCCAAAAGGAGTTAATGTATTTGGAGGAAACTGTCCTAATGGGGGTGTTACAAAAGGTTGCTTAGTTGCACAAGGAGCAGGTTGTAAATCTTGTTCTTTAAAAGGAACTGAGTTTAAATCTAATCTTTGAACATATACAGGACCAATAGCACCTGCACAAGGATAAGGCATCCATCCCCCCCAATTTAAAGTTTTAAGAGGTTGATTATCATTAGTCCAACGAGTATTACTTCTTAATTTATAACAACTAACACCTGCGCATGCATTATTAACATACCACACATCATAGTTACCAGGACCTATTGTTGCTTTACCACTTAAATATATTGGTCTTGTTAAAGAACAAAATTCATAAGTTTCATTAGCAACCATTTGTTTAATTACTTGTTCACCAGTTTCTGGCTCAAAATAACTATAATCACCTGACTCAGTACATACAACCATCCATGGTTCTGTTTGTCCTAATACAGCATATGAATTACTACTTGCTAATAAGAATGGATCTGTATTAAGATCGTTATATGGATAGTTTGGATAGTATAAAGTTTGATCTTGTCTTTGGTATGTTCCTACATTACGGAGCATTCCTTTAGCTACAATAGATTTATTTGTATTTCTATTACCTCTTACAATTTTAAATCCTACAACATCATCTTTTTGATCTTGTGTAAGACCTGTTGATGTTTGTATAAGTGTTTCTATTTGTTTAATATTAACTTTTACACCTAATGGATATACAGCATTATTTTGCATCACTGGTTGAAACCCAGGAGTTAATGAATATACAGGATTCTCAAATATAGGACTTACAAGAACATCTGGAAACTTATGATGTCTAATAGGTTTACCAGCAAGATCACCCCATACATCAACATTACAAGGATACTCTTCTGTAGACTCCCAATAAGCAAACTCACCATATTGATATGGTGTAGCATTATTAATATTAGGACCAGTAGCATTACCTATGACAGTAGCTGTATTATATATTTTCCAATAAGAACTATATCCTATTCCTGTAACAGGATCGATATAATCAGGCTCACCTATAAAATCAGCATTAGTATTTGGTACATCTGGATATTGTAAATCAGCATAAGTTAATGTTCTTCCAGGAATATGGAACCCATCTGTTTGTTTTCCATTCTTTAATAAGAATACAATCTCAAATGCATACACCTCATCACGTAGATATCCACGTAGGTTTGTAGCATTTAATTCATCACCATAATTTTCATTGGAAGGAATTCTGTATGTCTCCCATAATAAATCTATTTGAGATGCTATTTGTTGATAATTAATTCTATCTATAGATGTAAGATTATCCCATACAAGAACATCTTGTACAGCTGTAAGATCTTGTGCTATATCATAGTATGGATACTTCTCAAATATATCTGATGGAGAAAGATTAATAAGTGTATTATTCTGTCCAGTATATGTTATTGTGTCAACTTGATTCTCAATTGAATATGTACCAACTAATTCTATAGTGGTAATATTATTAACTGTTTTAATTACAGCTACATTATAATATTGAAATAACCCTGTTGTATCTAAATTAGTAATACTAACTTCTATAGATCTACCCACTTTATAATCAAATATAGCTGTGGTTAATTGCGTATCAGCAATTGGTGTAGGATTTGTAACAGAGTAATATGATGTGTAAGGATTACCAGATGCATTAGCATATTGAATAGCAAACTGATATGTACCAGCAGTAAGATCTCCACCACTAGCTATATCTGATATAGTAAGTTGTGGAATATTAAAATTAGGTTGTATTTTTAATTGATTACAATCTAATTGATTTGTATATGTAGGGTCACAAGGATCTGAAGTAGGAGTTTGTAAATATGGAATATTTTCAATATCTAAATATCTTCTTGGATTTAATCCATCTGTCCAATATATTTCTGTAGTGCAATTACTTATTTTATGTACAACTTTATGTATAGGATTGTTCTCATTAAAATTAAGACATGCAGCTTCTACTAATGTACGGTAGATACAATCATTGTTATCCATATATCCTATTTGACTCATCCCTAGTTGAGGATTTACAACAAAGAATATATGTTTGCTTTTTTCTGCAATAAAGTGTCTACCAATTAACATGTATCCAGAAGGAAAACTTATACAAAGTTCATTCCCTTGTTCATTTTGATAATTAATAGAACTTGCATCAAAGTTTTCTAAGGCAGCATTTAATGCATATGTAAGAGTACCTGGTTTAATCTGGTTCAAAGTTTGATCCATATTTAAACCAATAGATCCACTATTAATTTCTATCCTTATATTACTTTGTTCTTTTTCTTGATCAGCCATAGTTTTTAGTTATTACGTCTTCTACCATATCTATTAGTACGGTTAGGAAGTTCATACATATTGAATCTATTAAGATCGTTTTTAATTCTTCTTTGCTTCTCCCAAGGAGTTTGTTTCTTCATTTCAATCTCAGCCATGATGTAAGATTCTTCATAAGCTTGTTTATGATATAACATCTTTTGTTGTAACTGATTGAAAGTTTCATCATTAGTTTGATTAGTAAGAGTTTCAAATATCTTGAATTTAAGAAACGCTTCTACATATTCTCTAATACGATAGTTATCAGGAATCATTTGATTTCCTATTTGATCATACTCTGTAGCATAGAATAATAAGTGTACCACACCATTTCTAAAATTAGTTACAAACTTATTGTCTCTAATATCAAATGAGTCATAACTAGCAGCACCAGGAGTGAATTCATGAATAGGAGGAGCTTCTGCATAGAAGTCCCAATTGTTAGTGTATTCCACTCCACAGTTTTGTCTTGCAGATATATTACCAGGCTTAAGTAAATACTCGTGAGTAAATCCTCTAGCTACAGTGTTGTTTGTTTTATATACAGCTTGTACTAATACAGGCATACATGTACCATCACATTGTGGAACTTGACAACCAGGTTGATTACAAGGAGTTCCTCCAATAGTTAATGGAGCCACTTGAATAGTTGTAGCTGAAGCAGCTTGAGAATAGAATGAATTAGCTGATTGATATGGGTATCCTGCAACTTCTGTACACATCCAAGCTTCTCTTACAGCATAAAAGTTATCAGGGAGTCTAGCTTGGTAATCTTCTATAAATAAGACTTCTTCACTTATTACAAAGGTAGTTCTTCCTAACTTCTTAAGACACTTATCTAAGTAGGTAGGAAATAAAAGATCATCCACTGCACCAGTATCAAAGTAACTTTTAAGTTCTTCTTTAACTGTTGAGTAGACAGGCTCTGGGGATACAAAATTATATTTATAGTAATATGACATAGTTCATTATTTTTTCCATTCTCGGTAAATATTTTGGTACTTGTCGCTGGTTTTTAGATAGTGTGATAAAAGTCTTGAAGTGAGTCTAGAAGGTTTGAAATACCATAGGTCAGAGTTTTTGAAACGTGCTGTTGGTTTAAACCACATCCAACCAAAAAAATAACCTTCCGTATGATAATTAAAGTTATAAATAACTTTTCCTTTCTCTTTAGTTTTCTGCCAATCGATTGGTAAGTTAATAAACTCTTTTCCATCAGCTAGTTTTATTTTTCTTCTTTTCTTTTTATTGATAGAGAACTCTCCAAACCCATAAGGTAGTTTTGCTTTCTCACCTGTTTCTAATATATACTCTTTAAAGAATTCATTGTAAGTGTAGATAATATTTCTCCACTCATCATACGTAAGAGTTATAGAAGGGTGTTTTTTGCAGAACTGATTATAGTTGTCTTTGCTAGAGCTTCTCCAATCAATCTTTGTTCTCATTAATTAGTTGGTTTTGAGTTTGGTGATTGACCATCTATTCCTTCTTGACTAGTATCAGTTTTAAGATTGAAGTATGTAGATAGAAGTTTTTGAGATGTAAGTTGTAGTACTTGTTGTTCTAAATATCCAGGAAGAGGAAACTCTTTATCTAATGGATTCTTACATAGTTCTTCAGTAGTGTATTCTGGAGTTCCACATCCACATTCTGGATACATGATTTCATTTTCTACATCTTCTTCAAATAATGCAACAAATCTAATTGCTTTAAGTAAAGGATTGTTTACATATAGATATCCATTAGATATCCAATAGTATTCTTCTTTCTTGATTATAGGAAGCTTTAAAAGATTTATATATCTATTGATAGTTATTTCTTTTAACTTTTTTCCTACACCACTCATAGCATTAATGGAATAAACTCCTTGTATTACATATTGGTAATTACCTTCTGATATACGTGGAAGTTTAAACTTAGTTCTAGCTATAGTACATTCATCTACATAATTACAACATTCAGAAATAGATACCTCTACCATTTCCAAACAAGGAATGGTAGTAAATAATGTATCAGTTGCCCAAAGCTTTCTTAGATTGGTTTCTCTCTTTATAAGTAATAAAGAGTTGTTTCTTATCTCAGATGCAATTGCTCTATCTGTAATAAGACTATCTGTAGAAAGTATCTTGTGGACACTTCTAACATCTGATACTAATTTTCTTAATGTTGCCATAATTATATTCTTGTTTCGAACTCAGCAATCTTACCTAGTTTACTATCATATACTAAAGCTAAGGCAGCTCTTACTGAATGTACGTAGTTATTATCTAGGTGCCATCTATCAGTTCCTGAAAGACTAGGCATTTGTTGTATTCTTACACCTTTGACTTCTTTAGCCATGTAGTGATGTTTATCACCTGTATGTACTTCTCTATAGATAGCATTACCAAATGCTTGACTATATTGAGGATGTGTTGCAAACAATAATGGTAGGTCTTCTAACTTACAGTTACCATGGTGCCATCCAATAAATGTATTTCCTAATGTTAATCCTTTAACTACACTATGCTCTCTGATAAAATCTACATCAAGATCTTCCTTGAAATAAACATCTAATGCATGAGCTAAGTAAAAAGATTTAGTTCTATCATGATTACCCTGTACAAGAATGACAGTTACATCATTGGCATTCTGTCTTAACATGTTAATTGTATCTACAAGAATAGCAAATCCTAATTCATATTCAGAACTATAATCCATTATAGTATCTTGTGGAGTACCTTGTGTAGTTTGGTTTTGATAGTTATCAGTATGAAAGAAATCATTTGATATAGGTAACACTACAGTGTTTATATTGTAATTAGCTCTCACTTTGTTAATCAAAGACTGAGCCACATTAAAATATCTTAAAGCTCTTCCTTCTGGACTATTATCACCATCTACAGTTCTTTTAGCTAAATGAAAATCAGATAAAGATATTTCTATATCTACATAATCTTTCTCTATAGAATAGTTTTCTTTAGCAATTGATATGTTATTTGGTTTGTAGTTTTGTAAAAATTTAGCAAAGTCTTCAGGGGAATAATCTTTTGCTTGTTTTAGTTTTGAAAAGACTGAGGAAGTAAACTTCCCACTTGGTAACATCTTAGACCAGTAGTTGGTTATGATGTATTTATCTAAATTTATCTTATGTAGCTTAGCTAGTTCAATATCATTTTTAGGTTCATAGTCAGATATGATTGTACTTTCTAGTGTACCTTTTTCAACATTAACTTTACGTTCTTCTGTATAGTTTCTTGCTATCTCTGAAGGTTGTTCATTATCTTTTTCTTTAAGTTCTCTCATGAGCTCACTCACTTCAAACTCACTTATTCCTAATCTTTCAGCATAGAACTTTTTACTTTTCTTTTGCGTTAATAACTCTTCTAATTGGTATAACAAGTGTTGATTTTCAGACATATGTATTTATATTAGTTAAAAAATATTGTAAAGATAAACAATTGTTTTTATATATTCCAAATAATTTTAGTTAGAGATAGAATTATTTATAACTAAATTAGTTATAAAACAAAAACTCCCCAAGAAAAATCTTGAGGAGAAAACTTGTAAAACCAACAAAACAAGATTTTTTTATTAAGTTAAGGTAGTTGTAGTGGTTGTTGTCACTTGATCTAGTACTATATCTATATAGTTAGTACAATCTCCTGTTGATAACACTCTAACTACTGTTGTGTAATCAGGAACTAAAGAAGAAGAATATCCTGTAAGTAAAGCTGTTTTATCTACTCCTGATTCAAATGCTGTTACATATCCATCTAGATTTGAATACAGGTTGAAGGGGCCTGAATCAGCCCCAGCAACTGTTAATGTTATTAATACTGTCATATATTATTGATTTTAAATTAAAACGGACAAGGTCCTATTATATTAAATAGTACACCTCCTGTTGAGTAAACATTAGTTGCACAGCCAGTACCTGTTTCACCTGGTCCATAAGGAACAGTAGAGACAACACCTGTGTCACAATCAGTCACAACTAAATCTCCTCCAACATCTCCTGAATCATAAGAATATTCAAAACAATATCCTGTACAACCTGCTCCTTCTGTTGTGTCTGCTGGAAAGTTATCACTAATTAAAGGAGATTGAGCACATATTGTTATTGAAGGATCTAGTTCTCCTAAATTAATAGTAAGTGGAGTTGATCCACCACATGGTGTGTATTGTACTGTATGTATCTCACCAGCAACTGGATCTATTAGATATTGTGCACATGTAGGAATACCTGTAGTTGTACTTGTAGTTGTAGATGTAGATGGTGTTGGTATACAGCATGGACCGAAAGCTTCTACAGTAAAGGATACAGTTGCTGATAATGAATTTCTATTCAAACATGCAGGATCATCAAGACCAATAAATACGTTTGGACCTGAAACTATAGCTACTGATTTAGGAGTACCAAAACAATCTTCATAGTTAAATGTACCAGCTCCATCTGCAATAATACTTACATACTCAACACATGGACACACAGTAGTAGTGGTTGTAGTTGTTGGCGGTATAGTAGTAGTAGTAGTTGTTGTTTGACAAGCTCCTAAAATACAAGGATCTCCAACTGTAATTATTACACTAGGATCATTCGCAGATGGTAGAGATCCACAAAGTTTTACAGTTTCATTACCACCAATACCTATATTGAATAGTTCAACATTATCACAAGTAGTATATCCAAACAAATGAGGATTTTCATCTGTATTTACAAATGTTAAACAATTACAAGCAATAACTGTTGTTGTTGAAGTTGTTGTACTAGAACTACTTGTAGTAGTTGATGTAGTACTACTTGAGGTACTAGTTGTTGTACTTGTAGGAGGAACAGTAGTTGTACTAGTTGATGTAGAACTACTTGTACTGGTTGTAGTGCTCGTAGGAGGAACTGTAGTAGTAGATGTAGTTGTACTACTAGAACTGGTAGTAGTAGTTGTAGTAATTAAATTGATTGGTATATCAATATAATTTGTACATGGTGCAATAGATCTCACTCTAATGATTGTTGTTCCAGGAGGTACATTAAATGATATAAATCCAGCTGTTAAAACAAGTGCAGATATATTTGTTTCAAATGGTAGGACATACCCATCTGTATCTGAATAAAGATTAAAAGGACCTGCAATCCCACCAGGTGGTATGGTTAATGTTATTAAGACTGTCATATTTTTATATGTTAATTTATGTTAATTTATATTAGTTTATGATAATTGATTAGCAGTTCCAGTAAAGTCACATACATTACAACATACAGCAAGTTGATTATATATGTCAGTTATATTATTATTAATATTTGTTATACTGTTGTTAATATCTGTTACATTTATTGTAATTTCATTTACACCAATTATAGCATCACATATAATAGCATCAAACTTAGCAAGGATAGTATTTAAATTATCACATGTATTCACATCTGAACAAGGAAGTGGAGTACCATCATATGTGATAGTACTCGTTCCTTGTATTGTTGTATTATTTATTTGAGAGCAATTTCCCATTTTAAATTTTTATTTAAATTACTGTTGCTTGTATTAATCTTGTATTAATCTTACTGAGAAACCAAGTGTTGGAGTACTACCAAAATTTCTATAAACAATTCCATCAGCAGGAGTCATTAGGCGATAATAATAATCTGTAGAAGGAAGAAGTGATGAAGGCCACCAATTACCACTAAAACCAAGATTACTAAATGCACCAAAACTATCTCGTAGACCTCCTCCAAGTGCTGAAAAGCCAGTACTATTAGTAGCATCTATATTATTAACATTCCAGTGACATAATCCTGTTTGTTTTAATGCACTACCAGCAACGCTTGAACCTCCTAAAAATGTAGTTAGCGTTGTCCATTCTGCATCACTTGGAACATGATAACCTGTTGGAGCTAATCCCCTTGGATCATTTACAGCGTACCAGTTGTATATTTTTCCATAAATTGGTCCATTTGCTGAATCATTATTGTAGTAACACCATGCAGGAGTAGTTAATGCTGCCCAAGCAGTTGGATCACTTACTTCTGGAATAGGATCACCATTTGCAAAAGTAGTAATATTTAGATTACATCCAGTCCACACTTGAGTTCCAATTGTTACATTACCTGGTATACAATTTACACATACAGTTGTTGTTGTAGTAGTTGTTGGTGCTACAGTGGTAGTAGATGTAGTAGTAGAACTAGAACTACTAGTTGTTGTTGTAGTTGTTGGATCTGGAAGTTGATTAGCAGTTCCAGTGAAGTTACAATTTGGTATAGCAGTTGTTGTTGTAGTAGTTGTAATTCCAGGACATAATCCACCAATACAATCAGCTCCAACTGTAATTAATACAAGATCACTGTCTGCAGATGCACAACATCCACAAAATTGTGATGTTTGATTTGCAGCAATTGTAAAATCAATAGGCTCTCCAAGACAATTATTATATAAAATATTATGGCTTGCACTACTATCTGTATTTTCAAATGTCAAACATTCACAAGGAATTGGTGTTGTTGTTGTAGTGGTAGTAGGTGCTATTGTCGTAGTACTAGTTGATGTTGATGATGTTGTACTTGTAGTTGGAGGAAAGCAAGGACCATTTGGAATCACTATAATAGTTCCAGGAACAGTTAGAGGACTATCTGTTACAACACAAATATTTGTATCTCCTGGATATAGTATAATAGCGTCTGGCTCTTGTGTTGTACAATCAGTAATAATTATAGCTACTGGTACATCTCCTGTATTAGTTAATGAGAAGTTTTCACAAAGACGTATTGTTGTTGTACTTGTTGTAGTAGGTACAGCAGTAGTAGAAGTTGTTGTTGTACAACATTCACCTAATATATTATATATGTTAGTAATATTATTGTTGATATTAGTAATCTCATTCTTAATATTAATAATTTCAATATTTAATATATTAATCTGTGTTAATAGATTACATATAATCTCATCAATCTTTTGTAATATCACATTAAGTGTATCACATGGTTCAGCTGTCGTACAACTTAATGCAGGACCATCATAAACAATAGTGCTAGAAGCAGTTAAATGAGTACCACATGGATTGTTACAACCACCATTGGTGATTGTAGAACTACATCCACAAGGACTATTTAAAACTACATCTGTACAGCAAGGATTTACTGGTAAATATGGATATGCCATTTTATTGATTTATTAATAAGGTTTATACATAATCCAATAACAAGCTGTTACTGGTTGAATGTTTGAATGAGGAAGTCCTCCACCTGCTGGACCAGCTACATTATTTATTGAAACTGTAATTCCTGTTGATGCTGGTGCTGTAAAAAATGTAGATTGCAAAGGTGTATTATTAGTATTTGCATTCTGAAATTGTCTTGTAGTACTACCTGTATCCAATATTCCCAATACACCTTTTCCAGTTGGTCCAACTTGATGTGTGTGTGTAGGATCATTAACAATTGCTGTATTAGCATGTGTATGTAAAGGAATTTGTGTAGATGATAATGTAATTTGATTTGCACCAACTTCATCAAAAATAGCATAGTTTGGATTACCAGATCCAGGACTTGGAAGAACAGATGGATCTAGTGAATTTCCAGGAACATTAACAATTGCACCTGTTAAAGCTCTACCTCTTAAATCAGGAGTTCCATTCTCTCCATTACATAGATATATTTTTTCCCAAGGACTACCTATTATACCAGCTCCTGTACTATTAAAATATGAAAGAGATCCAAAATAAGGAACCACTGAGAATGGAACCATTTTATTACTAATTAATCCAGTAGATAAACTATCTAAATAATCTTGGATTAATGTGTTAAGTTGATCTAATTGTACATACGTATCTGGTAGATCCATTACTAACTGATCAAACTCATCTCTTAATGTACAAAGTGCAGTGATTGTAGCTTGTAATACAGAATGTGTATCTGAAGAACTTGTTACTCCTGTTAAACATCCAACATTATAATCTCCATTCAATATTGCAAGTTCTGCTACAATAACATCAACTTGATCTTGAAGATCACAAGTAGATTTTATAATAGCTGATAGTATATCATTTAATGAAAGATCTCCACAGTTAGGTAGATTTGCTTGAACTAAATCACAAATAATCTGAGGATCAATAATAGGTTTGATTCCTGTACCATCTATTGCAGATGTAAGGAATGTAATCAATGCTTGTTCTACAAATGATAATGAATCACCAGTTTGAATTCCTAGGACAGGAACATCTATTCCTGTATATTTAACACATCTGTCAGAGACAATCTCTGTACATCCGTTATAACAATTTGAGCAATTGGACATGTTATTTTATTTTAAGTTATTGTTTATATTATAAAGCATCAAAGTGCGTATAGATTGTTCTAATTCCACTTGGAGCTAATGTTGTTGTTGTGCTTGTAGTTGAACTAGTAGAACTTGTTGTTGTACTTGTTGAACTACTGCTAGTAGTGGTAGTAGATGAAGTAGGTTCAATACCACATATATACATATCAAATCCAGTTCCATTTAAACTTCCAGGATTATTTCCTGTTATTGTAATTGTATTGAAAGGTGCATCTGCAACCACTTCAATATTTCCTCCTGTACGCTGTTCTGGTGAAGGCATAGAACCTGCAACAACATTTGGAGCTTCAACTCTAAAGTCATTACATCCAGCTAATTCTGTTACTACTGTATTTGCAGCATTTGTTGTAAATGTATAATATTCTGATATACCTAATTGGTCAGCATAACCCATTCCATACATTACAAATTTTACTGCAGTTTGAGCAGTACTATATGTTATTGTAAATGTAAAAGCTCCATCACTATAATTTAAAAAAATTGATCCACCTGTTCCAACATCTCCACCAAATTGTCCACCTACACAATTAATAAAAGGAGGACTTGGTAAACTAAGTAGTGGTAACGCTCCTGTATATGTAGTGCTAACTACTAATCCAGAACTAAGTGTCATAGTTCCATCACCTGTATATCTATTTGGAAAACCTACAGGACCATAATAACCAACAGGACATCCTGCTGTAGAATTACTTGTGGTAGATGTAGTAGTTGTACTTGTTGAACTTGAACTTGTTGTTGTTGTAGTTGGTATTGCAGTTGTACTAGTACTGGTTGTAGATGTACTAGTTGAACTTGTAGTAGTTGTAGTTCTTACAGGATTTGGTACAATAATAATATCACAAGGTTCCTCTAAACAACGTTCTGGTTCATTACATCTACTAACACATCCTAATGTAAGACGTATCACTCTACTAGCTATCATCTTAACAGAGTACTTACATACGTAGTTAGGATTACAATACTTATAAGTTAATATTCTCCTGTAACCTATTAACTGAAGAATGTCATCAGCAGGTACTGGTTTATTTAACATATACGATATGTTATTATATAAATTATTGCCAAGCTCAGCTAACTTACAATCTATCTTTTTAAGTAAAGAAGGTATATCAGCGCATTCTGGGCAATTATTTAGTCTTGGTGATAACATAGTATTAATTTTTTATTTGTTTACTTTAGAAGCGCATTGTCCGCATAGTCCATCTCTCAATTGACATCCACACCCCACATTAGCTCCACATGAATTACATTGTGCCATAATTAATAAAAGTTTATTTGGTAGTTGTTACCTGAACAACCACAGTTGGTTCTTAAAAAGTTATCTAACATATTATCTGCCTGTACATATAATGTATTTGATTCATATTCTGCACAGTTATTAGCTGCAGCAATAGCTCCTTGAATAAAGAAGTTAATTGTGTTTAATTGAACACTAGATTGTGTTTTAAGTGCTCTGTCGCACTCCATCATATTTAATTGCAAAAACGCATTGTCAAACTTCTCTTGAAGTCTATCAACACGTAATATTGTTTTCTCCACATAGTTTGCATATGCAGGAGCAACAGAATATCTTAATCTGTACACTCCATCTGGAAGTGGTTGATTACAACCAGGATCTGTAATTCCTAAATTAGAAGATGTAAATACATTTAATTGGTCAGGAACAAAAGGTAAAATCTTGGTTCCGAATCCTGGTATATCAATCTCAATAGATGGTGCTGAGACCACTGGAGGATTGGTAGGATATACAGAAGCATCTGCAACACCAAGAGTATTAACATCGTAAGTAGGTACTACTAGTATATCTAATTGTAAGTTTGCCATGTTGTTTTTAAATAAATATGCCAGAGGAATGTGAGTTATCCTCTTTCCCCTGGCATAGGTTATTATTAATTTCTACTTGTTAATCCTTAAGGAGCAGTTGTAGTAGTAGTTGTAGTTGTGATACAAGTATTATTATCTGGAACAGTTCCTAAAGCAGCTTCTAAGATTGCTTCAAATGGAGCAGTTAAGTTACTACCACCTTGAGGCACAGCAATAATCACTGTAGAATCTTCCATGATGTAATCACCCCATTGGTATTCAGATTTGTTATACTCGTTGAATTTGATATAGAATGAGTTGTACATAGTACCATTAGATACCCAAGACTCAAAGTTCTCATTGTATCCATTCATTCTATATAAGTGTTTCAAGTAACCTGCTTGGTAGCTGTAGAAGTTTTTCTCTAATTGAGCAATCTCTGCAGATGTTCCAGTAGGATAAGAAGCACGTTGTGCAATTGTTTCAGTAGCAACAATGTTACAAGCATCCGCTACGATAAAGTCAGCAGTAGTAGCTGGACCAGCATAAACGAAAGTTCTGAAAGACAATCTATCATATTCAAATGGGAACGCTGCGATATCACAAGGTTGTCCATATACAGTTAATGGTTTTCCAGTAATACGTAAGATAGTTCCACCTACATTTTCAAATGTATAGAATGTGTTGAAGCTAATGTTATCAGGGTTATTACCTGGAGCTTGTTGAGTTAATTTAGCAATCAATAAGTCAATAATAATATTTGGACTTACATCAGCACATGGATTTTCGTCACAACCACAACAAGGAGCTTGGATAGTTACTGAACGAGTGAAACCATTGAAATACAAAGTATTGATGTAGCTAGAAAAACCACGTAAAGTTAACGTGATGCTTTCTCCACATTGTACTAAGAAATCAGTTACATCAGTAATTTGATTAGCAGCAGTTGGACATCCTGTTACTTTGTACCATTCTGTTACGTTAGAGTTGCAACCAGATCCTGAAGGACATCCTTTGATCTTATCAGATCTTTTAGAACCTTGCAAGTAAGTGTTTGTTCTACCTTGAGCTACATAGAAGTAAGGAGAAGCAGCAATATTCAAAGCAGTAGCTACAGAATAATCGCTTTTAAAAATTCCCACAGTACCTGGAGTTAGGTCTTGTGTTGAGCCAGAGCTAGGGACAGCACTCTGCCCTACTGGAACCACGAATAACGTGGTTAATGAAAAATCAGCCATTTTAATTTATTTAAATGTTAATAAAGTTTATTCGTTTGTTTGTATTCTGTAAGCTGCACTTTGTACTGCAGATTGGTTTTCAGTATACATTGCTAGATTTTGTACTGTTAAGTCTAACAGCTCATCCTCTAAATATAATTCAAGTTCACAATTTTGATCAAATGATGGTTGCCCATCTAACATTATATATCCTGTTTTATTTATATATACTGGATATCTCATGTACATCATGTAAACTTTAGTTGGGGTAAATGTACCATCTGTAAAATAACTTATTTCATCTGATGATAAAGAGTTGAATGTTTCTTGATATTCAAAACTTGGTCTATAATGATCATTGTTTAATATAAACTGAAGATCACCATGTTTAGCAAGATCTCTATTGATCCAGATCTTTCTATCTTTACATCTACCTTTGTCTGCCAGTATATATGAATCTATGTAGAACATATATTGTGGACTAAGTTGATGTACATATGTACACCATTGATTCAATTCAACATTCTTTAACGTAAGATCTAAAGGTTGATGATTGTAATTCATTATAAGACTTTGTAAGTCTTCATAACGTTTCTTAAATGAATCTTGTCCTAATTGACTAGCAGTACTAATACCATCAATCTTTTGTTTTATCAACTTAATCTGAGCTTCATTCAAAGCTAAGATTTTGTCTTCTAGTTGAATCTGTTGGTGCTCATTAGTTGATAGTTTATTTAGTTTCTGATCGATCTTATACAATAAACTATCTACTGGTATCATATGCTTTTATATTTTTAAAACTAGCCTCTTATACAGAAGCTAGCTTTTTAGTTTTCAACTTACCTTCTAATGTCAATAACTCATCTTGGTTATCATCATCAGCTAGGAATTTAATTAAATCTTGTTCATCTTTAGCAATTTCAAATTCACCTTCGTAAACTTTACCATTTGGTTTAACTCTGTAAACTGAATGTGTAATTGCTTGTTTAATTAAATCTTGTATATGGAGTAAATTTTCTTTCATGTCAGCAAATCTATTAAACACTTCAACTGGATTCAATCCTGAATATTTACCATTCGTGAATTCTGTTTGTTTCAATATATTATCTACTTGATTATAAACAACTTCTTCCATTGTGTCTTCTGATACTGGAAGACCTAAAAGTCTTGCAACTTTACGTTTCTTCTCAGGAGTCATAGAATCAAACTTAACAATAGCTTTGTTAATCAATTGTTTTTTCTTGTAGATCACTGCATTTTCTATCTCATCATCAACAACATAAAATTGTGTATCTGCTGGATATTCTCCTCTTTCCCATGCTTGGTGAGAAGATGCAATAGTTGGATGTACTCTTAACCATGAAAAGGCTATCTCTTGAAAAGGAACTGATAGATCAAAGTAATTATCACCATCTAATAACTTAACTGGTTGTACATGTGTTTGATCATCTGTAGAAGTTGATAACCCATAATTCCAAAACTTTGAACGAGGTCCTAAATCAATATCACCTAATTCATTTTCAAGTCTTGCTTTAAGTTTAGTTACTCTTTCTATTTCTAACTCTCTTTCAGTTTGATCTGCAATTCTTCTGATGTAAGTAGAGTCTGGATCTAATCCTGTTCTATACTTTCCATCTAATTCTTTATAAGGATACTTGAATACTCCTGTTCCAGGAATTCTTGTAAATCCTTTTTGCGATAGTCCACTGTCCATTGTCTGCAGTTGAGAACTGTTATACTCACGTTTTATCGTAGAGATTTTGCCTGTTTTACCCATAATGTAGTTTAATTAAATATTTGGTTTATTTTAGAAGAGTGTCCCCATTGAAGGGAATGCGACTGGGAAACCCAATCCATCACTCTAAAACTTAGTTACGTTGCTGTGCAAGAGGCTTGACTAAGTAGGGTTGAGATCAATCCCCTCTGGGAGGGAGAGGAGGTGAGGGGATCTTTCTCGGAAAAAAGAGATGTGTGCTGTTCTATTATGGGAAGCATCACATCTACGTTTTATTATTAGAATTGTGGGATTTCCTCGATCAACACAGTTCTAGATAAATCTTCAATAAATACATCACATCTGTCTTTCATCCAGATTTCGTATCCTGGGAATTTATTAGCAGAACTCATACCTTGAGATTTAGCAAAACCTAAGTGGTGACGAGTACCATCAATATAACCCCATGTCATAGAAGGAGCACCTTTCATACGTACTTCTCTAATGTTGTTTACCATTGATCCATCAGACATTGGAGAAACATCAAACACCATAAATACTGGAGTAGATTTTTTGTTTTGTCCAAACTCTAAGTTAGATTGTGGTAAATCTAATTCTTTTAAGTGAATCAATTCAACACGTCCAGTCTCACGAGTTACCATTGCATCAAATGCAAAGTTGTAAGTGATGTGTTGTCCTTCTCCTTGCATATATCTGTTTCCAGAATCAGCCATGAAAGTAAGACCTGAATTTAATGCATCTGTTTTTAAAGCTTGTTGGAATACATCGAATCCAGCTTCATTAGTATACATCTTAACACTTCTATCTTTTACATCCACTCTTCTGTAGAATAAATCTCCAAATACAGAACGGATTAAGTTAGCAGAGAATTCACCTCTGTTATATTGTACTAAGTTTCCATTGTTTCTCATTCTGTGGTATACACCAGCAGATGTTCTTTTCAATTCTTGTTTAGAACCATTAGTTTTAACTGTACCTGGTTTAGCCCAGATCATACGTTTAACTTTCAACTCTAACATAGATTTACGCATCCAGAACTCAATGAACGGTTCCCATTTAACATCATTACGAGTTAAAGGTAATTGGTTACGTCTTTGTGGAGCATATA